TGAAGGAAACCCTGTTAGCGAATATGAAGTATACTATGGAATTCGCCCAAAGACTGGTGCAAGTGATACTAGAAATGATGTAGGTTACATTGATTATCTTCGAGGATTACCCGGTTCTCTTGATAATTATGCACCCGACAGCGACTATGAATACTCTTTTTCTTTTACATTGGATGACCTTGTTGTGGTTCCCGGTACAAGAACTGTAACTTATACCGCTGGATCGCGTGCTGCTGGTACATCATACACGGCAAAATCTGGGTCTGCTGCTCTTCTTGGAGATGATACCGGAGTCACCGATGGCGTAGAAATCAAACA